AGTGGGCCATCGTCGGGTTCATATTCAGGGCGGCGGCGATTTTCTCGTTCCCACTTTAGACTTTCAGTACTGGCCAATACCATCATGATGGCTAGTGGATCAAACACAACCACGAGAATAATGATAACCCAACGAACTGCTTGTTCTAGTGTATTGGCGTCTGAGTCGTTGCCGTAGATCAGTGCGGCTATGTATTTGACTGGGCCAACTTCGGCTTCTACCTTGCGAACTTCTGCCGCAATAGGTGCTCGTTCTTCATTGAGGGCAGAGATAGTTTTCTGTGATTGAGCAATCTCTTGGACAATGCGACCGCGATCCTTCTGTTGGGCTTTGCGAATTGCCACTGCTTTGTCCGCACCTTTTTCATCCTGTGAGCGTGCCATAACTTGGTCCACTGCCTCATCAAGTTGTTTGAGTACTTTACGATTGGCATCGATGTTTTCTCTTTCTGTTTTGATCTTTTCATCATACACTGCAATCTTGGCCTGCACATCACCAGATATCATGCTCTGATCCATGTGGGCTTTGCTTAAAAAGCCAAAAATGCCCATGCTGGTAATCAACATGAGCATGCCCACTGCCGGCACAAGATACAGTTTCATTAACCATCGACATCGATGCCAGTACTCATGCAACCACACTGTGACTGTTATTTTTGCCACTTCCAGTATGCCGCCCATGATAATAATGGGTATTACAGCAGCCGCAAAGATGGCAATAAGGCCTAATATACTGTACCAGGCCGCCACAATGCTCAAACTTAGAGCAACAAAAAGAGTAAGATAACTGAGGAACATAGATTTATTTATTGGGTGCATCGGTAACTCTTACTGCTAACTTTATTGCAACCCAGGAGCCAAACGCAGAATCTGGCACTTCAAACCATATGAGATGTGTGCGCTTGTCCCATCGACTTTCTAATTTACGACGAGAGTGCTTTTGTGCTTTCCAATTTTTTCCAAACCAAACTCTAGCCTCGTGCATGATTGCATACCACACTGAGATATCGTTCAATTCAAAATATAAACGGTGCATAACCAAGGGCGTTTCTTTAAGAGAGTCAAGAGATTCAGACATGCTCTGCGCAGAGGCCTCAATATTAACAGACATAACATCCTTTCACTGTATTAATCCTTAAAAAGCATACCCCTAGGGTATCAGCCTAGGTTTTGACTTGCGTCCAGGACAGTGTCTCACCGTGATGACTTATACCCACTTGCCACGGTATGTTTTGGGCCTAGGTAATCGATTCACCCCATCACTCCATTGAGTTGCATCTATGTCCTTGATTATGCTCTGTAATTATAAAACAAATGTCGGAGCCTGTCAATTAAATAGGTGCTATTTGTTTAAACTAGTTATTTGTAGTAGTCAATAACTGTAGAAAGTGCTTCTATCATCAGAGTACTCTTGACCACATCCTCTGGATGCATCCAATGACCACCGGGGTTGGAGTCTGTTTTGGGATTCTTTTTCCATTCTTTCAATTCTTTTTTAAGATAGTCACGCTGTTCTTTTAAAGTAAGCAAAGTGATGTGATCGGCTGTGTCGCCATCTAGTGTAATAGGCCCAATGCGTTTGGTCATAGTTTATTTCCTGTTTTAAAATGTTTGATCAAAATTTTTGACATGTTGTTTAATAATATTCGACAACTGAGTTGTGGTTGTGGGGTATGCTGGATTGGTGTGTAGTTCACCGTCATACAACTCAAATAGTTTGCCTACCTGGTAATTTAAATAAGCATGAATCTTCCAATCATCGGGTATCGGTGCATCAACACCGCTCAATGTTTTTGTCAATAAATCTTGTGCTTGAGTATACAATTGCCAACCTTGATTTCGTTGTTTAAAATCATACCAAAGATCAACCAATGACTCATCAAACAAAAAAGTTGAATTTAAAAATTTAGATGTGCGCTTTAATTCATTACAAAAATCAGGCAAATTAAAAAATGTTGAATAGTCAAAGTCAAACACCGGCAATTCAGTTACTGGTCTACAGTCAGTAAGTTCAAAGTGACGTTCTGTAAGTTTACTAAACCAATCTTTTCTAAAATCAATATCTGAATTACTGTTGTTCAGGGCCATTGTATTTTCATGCACAGATAAAATTTCTTTAAAATTAAAGTCATCGACACTGACCGCATCGGGATGGCATCTATGAAAAATGTTGGTCAACAACACAATGTCAAATACAGGAGCATGTTTGATAAAAACAATTTTCTGCACATCCTGAGGGTAGGCATATCCAAACGAGGAGTAGTGTCCACAATTGGCCAACTTGGTGGATTGATAATCCTGGTCAGTGTTTATGACATGCACTGCTCCTGACGATTGAAAAACTGCTTCCTTGTTGTAAGGAATTCCAAATATGTATTTGTTGATTATTAGTTCTAGGAAATGCCCATGCAATCCTGGAGCAAAATCAACAGCAACAATCATAGTTTATCACCTGCTTCAAAATCTCTAAATCTCAAAAATCTAGGGAATCTCAAACTGTATGATCCGTCTTGGTTTTGTGTGACTGCGTCTGCTTGGACTTCAACCAAGTGACCAAGTAACTCATTCCTATGGGCCCAATACTCATCACGAAGAGCATCACTAAAGCCACTGCCAACATTAACACGAATTCTACGGTCATTATCATCTCCTTCACAAATTATAGCACCAAGTCGATTCTGATTGCGACCTGTTCCTTCTTCAAACCCCACAATGTTCAGATCAACTGAGATTGTGGGTTTCCATTTCATCCAAAAGTCACTGCGCTTGCATTCGTAAGGTGCATCCATGGTCTTGATCATGATGCCTTCGTACCCTTCTTCCACACTGGCTTCGGCAAAGCGGCGCATGATGTCATGACCTTCTGCTGTGTCCAGATCCACATCCATACCAGGCATCACACGCACACACCCATTTTCTGGCAACATTGCTTGACTGCGTTTCAACAAGTCAATGCGTTTGTACTGTTGTAGATTACAAAATCCATCGCGGAATTCGCTTAATGGCAAAATATCAAACACATGATAAACCATGTTGTCTGTTTTGGCATTGCTCTTGCGTTGAGCCTGTTTCATCAGGTCCTGGAAGTTCTTGCCCACAATCTCACCATCTAGCACAAACTGTCCAGCAAATCCTGAACTGTGTTGGAATGCTTTGCGATGTTCTTCGATGAAATCTGCAATTTGTGGAAAGTTCTCAAACTCTTTGCCGTTGCGACTGTATAGTGTACACACATCACCTGACACCACGGCCAACACACGCACACCATCTAACTTGCATTCAAGGCGTTTGATACCCTTGAGCTTCTTGGGTTGATCAGTTGAGTCTTGCGCTAGTTGGCAACTGAAGATTGGTATCTTCCATTCAGTTTTGCCCAGCACTTTGTTCAAGGTCTTTTCTGATATACCGCATCGCAAGTCTTTGATCAGCACACGCCGAGCTAGGTTATTCCATTCATCGGAGTCAAACTCTTGAGAACATGCGTCAATTGCTTCACGGGCACGGTTACCGGTAATGCCCCGGGTACGAAGATTCTCTAACAATGCCCAAAACACAGGCCAGTTATTAGGCCTACCTGTCAAACCCTCAGTCTCAGGCACTTGTCGAATACCAAACACATGGAAAGGATTGTAGGCTTGATAGCAGTTGAACAAGAAGGCCTGTGCATCTGCACTGCCTAGCTTGGCTGCCATCAGGGCCTTTTCAATTGTTTTTTCTTTGTGTATGCGGCTGTCCGAGCTTTCGAGATCGCGGATCCACCCTGCTGACATTATGCCCGTGAATCTCGGGTCAGAGAAGTTTGTTTCATTCATATATTTAATTAGTTACCAGCTAGAATTATAAAATACTTTTAATCCCAAGAACAACTCTGCTCGAGCGTCACGGATAAACTTAAGATCTTGTTCTCGATAGTGCTCGTCTGCATCATTGCCAAAGAAGAATCCCGATGTGCCTGGCAACGAGCCAGCAATGATATCTAGTTCCAGAGTCTCAAGATCTTCGTATGTCAACTCAAGTTCGTCGCCATTGAAATCACCTTCATTGCCTTTTGCTTCCCACAACTGTTGCATCCAACCATGGAGGTTAGGATGTTTACGCCAGTAAGAAATCTCTCGTGGTTGTGTTACATTAGGGTTTGTGTAAACTCCGTCATGTTCCACACAACCTTCGTAGTATTCTCTTTGTTGGCCTGCCTTGGCAGCCACATAGGCGTACATGTCTAGTCCCATTAAACAGACTCCAGCATGTTGGCAGGAACATTAAACAAGCCACCATTGGTATTGACCAGGATGTACTTGATTTTGACTTTGTTTATAGTACCTACATAGGTCAGGCCGTTACGGTTGCTGGTGAACTTTACCTTGTCTCCAACGCTGAAGGTTCGAGTTTTTTGTTTGGTCAACTGCATCCGGGCAAACTTCACTGCATCAATCACACTAGACAGTTCTACATTGGTAAGATTACCAAACATGATAGCAGAGTTAACTTCTTTGATAGACAGCATATGGTGCTCCTGTGTTGTTAAGTTATGTGTGTATTATAGCAGATTGGAAATTATTGGTCAACCAAATTCGTACATGTACTGAGCCACGCTGGGATCCAACCGGATCAGGTCCTTTGCGGCACTGGTCAATTCTTTGTAGCGACGGTTGACTTCTGCGCGAGGCAGTTCGCCATCACAGCTGAGATTCTCTGGACTCAATGCACAATCAATCATCTCTGCCACTCGCTTACGCCCGGCGGCAGTTTGAACTTCGTACAAGGGTTCTGTACGCTGGCCCTTGAACAGGGCGGCATAACGGTTTTTGTTGTCAATAAATGTGGTAAGTGCTCTCATCGCTGACTCCTTTTTAATTACTATACAAGTATTATAACAAATTGGGAATATTTGGTCAACCAAACAAGTGTGGCTTTTTAGCCACACAATTCTTACGGCAAGAAGTCCCGTGCAAATGCCTTTAGGCCGTTGGGGTCTGTGCTGGTGTCGCGGTACTCTTGCTCTTTAACCACACGATAGCCGTAACTGGTCAGCTTGTTGATAGCCGCACGGATCTCTTGTGCAGTAACCTCAAAGTCATCCAGGCACTTCTTGCACTGGTTGACAGAGTTGGCAGTTACGGTCAGGCCCGAGAAGTGGCGCACCTCATAGTGCTGTTCTTCGGGTTCATACCATGAGTCAGTGTCTTCATCATAACCGTCGTCACTTACTAAGTGGTAAGTGCCAATGTTCTTGTAAACAATCATATCTCCATGAGTAATCATTTGGACTCCTTTTTAATTACTATACAAGTATTATAGCAAAACAGGAATTAATGGTCAACCAAAAGAAATGCCACATTGTGGCATTTCTGCAACATTTAGTACACAGGAGTTACTACAGGAACAGGAGTAACCGCCAGATTATCCGGCGCAGTGATATTTAGACCTAGTCTACCTGCGTTGAGACGCTGTGTGTTTTGGCCATCACGCATGACTGCCACAATAGCCTGGCCACCAACATTGGATATGTTGGCTGTTTCGTTTAGGTAGTATGCAGGACCACAGGCATCAACCAGGGTGCCATATTGTGGAAGATTTTGCACAAATGCAAATACACTGCTTCTTTCTGTGTAAGGTACTGAAAAATCAAGTCCACCTTGAATTTGATAGTTCTTTTCACTGCTCAACGATGAGGCCATGGTCACAAATGCCGTGTTCAAGGTATTTACATAAGAAGTGTAACTGACATTACCTACTATGGTTGCAATGTCTGAATTGGCCAGTCCAATTTGTGTGATTACACCAGCGTTGGTTGATTCTGACAATATCTGGACATATCTGCTTTTGAGGTTGTTTAGTGCGCCTAGACCATTTAATGCATTTATTGCTGTGGTCGCTGAGTTGAGTTGAGCCGCAAGATTGTTGTAATCGATTGCTGTTCCAATCACATCACAAATGGTCACAGTGCCGTCAGGTCCTGTTCCTGTGGCCACATCTGTGGCGTAGTATGATGTCACAGTGGATGATAGTGGCGTGGTCTGAGATTGTAAATCTGGCAGCCCTTCGAGTGTGTTAAGTCCTCCAAGGGTGGTAGGCAACCAATAGTTGGTGTCAGTGATGTCAGTGCCTGTTGGTACTGTTTGTTGTGCTCGATAGAATGTTGGTATTGGCGCACCTTCTGCTACCACAGCATTTTCCAGATAGGTTCTATTGATATCCCAAGGCGAACGAGTAAACCCTTTGATCACTTGTGCCACTGCTGGCCATGTGGTGTTGGGCATGCCAGTGATCTGTTGCAGACCAATTTGAACTGCTTTGTTGGCCACAGCCTGTTCCGGAGGAATAATCTTTCCCAGGTCATCACAACTGGTAGGAGTAGGAAGATATACAGATACTGAGCTTTGTAAACTCATGTCGACACTGCCGGCGGGATCATACACAGGAACATATCCTGCTGGTGTAGGTGTTTGCAAAGTAGTCCAGCTGTTGGGAAATACCTTTTGTGGATTTAACAAATCAGCCATGCTGTTGATGCCAGGAGTTGTTATGTCAAGTATGTCCAACACCTGTTGTAGATCTGCACCGGTTACTTTTAACATGCCAGCATAGGCCAATCTCTGCAATTGGTTCAACTGTGGTTCAGTCAGTGTGGATCTGGTGGCTAGCAAATACCCAATGTCTGTTTTGCTCAATCCAGCTGTGGTCAATGCATCAGCTACTACTGTAATCATACCGCCTTGTAGATCTGCCACTGCGGCTAACTGTTGCAACAGCGCCGCTGGAGTGCCGTAGTTGTTGAGATTTCGAGTGTTGACCAATTTTCCCTGGTTGGCAATGTCTGTGCCAAACCCATCAAAGTTGGGATTGATCGAACTAATGCTGTTGGTAATCAACGAGTTCATGTTGGAAAAGGTAGGACCAAGATAGGTCTGCGCATTGACTGAACTGACTATGAAACTGTTGATGGAAGAAACAAATCCTTGTACACCCATGAAATTGCTGGCAAATTGTGCGCTGTTTCCGTTGCCAAGATACAAGTTTCCAGTCTGTTCAATCAGCCCACTGAAGCCACTAGGGTCTACCACGGGTGTTAGATTTGTAAAATCTCCCAGCGGGGCGGCCGGAATACTGTCACCTAGAGCCGGACAATTTGTAGCACCAATACTTTGTAAAGATAATAAAGTAGCTGGAGTTGCCCAGGATTGGACTCGATAGTAGTCCAGTGCCGCCAAGTAATCGGCAATGACCGCTGTGCTGTTGAATGCAGTTAACGCATCGATCAATTCTGGAGGCAAAGGATTGATTCCTTGATTGTCCAGCATGTATGCAGTTGCAGTTAATTGTAAAGGAGTTAGTAAGCCCATTGTTATCCTACTCTAACATCTGGACTGCCGCCTTGTCGTGGATGTTTGCAAGTGTCAATACATCCGGCAGTTATAACAGGTGTTCCGCCTGCACGAACAGAACCATTGCCACCCGAAGTAAATTGTATCTTGTGACCTTTAAAATGTGGTGCCACTTTGATACCGTTGACAACGATAGGCTGGCCATTCACACGGACCGATCCCACGCCGGCTTCGGCTGGACCTTTTTCTATATTGAGATCACCCTGTCGTTGAACTGGTGGCATATTATCCTAGTATAAGTTTCTTTTCTGGTACTTTGATACCAGTTGTTGCTTCCAAGTATTTCATCCTGACTGAATCATCAGTCTTTGATACCAAAGAAACGCTGTTACTATTTAACCGGATTTCTTCCTTGGGATCTGCAGTAAACAAGCTGGGCACAAGTCCCATACCCTGTGGCCCAGGCGCAATGCTCACTGGTTCTTCTAAGACGATCCAGTCGCTGCCAGATTGTTTAACTTTGGCTACCATTTCTTCACCTGAGTTCATTTTAAATGTGTATACCTGGTTGGGTTCTAGTACTAGTTGCATGATTTTCCTTTGTGTTAATTTGTTGTGCCAACTTTGGCGGCGAATTCTTCTAGGGACAAGTTGGACAGTCCTTGGAATCCACCAGGAATCAGTTCGTTGTCTTTGTAAATTTGTGGAACACTTCTCAACCCAGCGTCAACAAGTTTTTGTCTTGCATCCGGGTGTTGCTCAATGTTCACTGATTCATATTTGATGTTGCGACTTTCTAGCAGTGCTTTGGCTCGATCGCAATAGGGGCAGTTGTTTTTTGTATATATTGTTATCATTTTAAAGATTTGGAAGTTCGTCGTAGTCAATGGCATCACTCATTACGCCAATAACATAATTAGTCGATTCAGACTCCTGTAGTGCAGTTTGTTTGTTACTGGTGTTGACATGTTTGTTGAACCAAGGAATAGGTGTGGTCTTTGGTGCAGGAGTTTGATACTTGATACCAATTTCTTTAAGAGCACCGGCTGCTGTGTAATCCACAAAGTCCTTCAAGATCTGTGCGTTGAGTCCAATTACTGGACCTCGATTGAACAAGTAATCAGCCCATTGTTTTTCTTCACGGATAACATCCAGATACAGTTCATATACTTCTGCTTCGCATTCTGCTTTGACTGCAGCGAAACGAGGATCTTCTTTGACCACTTGGTTGATCAGCCAGGCCGTCCAATCCTTGTGCAGGATCTCATCTTGAAGAATCAAACTGATAATGTTGCCATTACCAATAAAGATTCTATTCTCTACCATGGCCAAACTAGTGGCAAACGATACCATAAAGCGGAATGCTTCCAATGCGTAAGACGCATGCAGTGCCATGTAAATTGCTTTGATGTGTTCTTTCTCGTTTACATTTTCACCTAACTCTTTGCGACAGTTAACTTTGTGTAACTCATCATAGTATCTACCAACACTACTTGCCATATCAACAATCTCTTTTGTATCGTGGATGGTGTTGAACACATCTTTGGGTACATTGTAGATGTTGCGAATGATGTGACTGTAACTGCGTGAGTGAATGTTGGTTTCAAAGAATCCCCAGTTGTACATGAGACTTTCTAGTTCAGGGATTGAACACACTGGCGTAAACACTTGTGTAGGTCCACGACCTTGCAAACTGTCCAAGGCTGTTTGACGCAACAGGTTGCTGGTAAAGATATGTTTAACAGTTTCACTGGATTCTTTAAAATCATTAGCGTCTTTGGTCAGTGAAATCTCTTCTGGAACCCAGAAGAAGCCACGAGCTTCTTGCTCAAACTTGGTTAGCTTGTTGTATTTGACTTCTTCGAATCGTTGAATAGTCACTGGCCCGGCTGGATCCAAGAACATCTTACGGTTCAGATAGTCTGTTTTTGTTTTTAAATTGTATTGTGCTTGACTCATTGAAATGCTCCTATTGGTACTTTACCAGTGTCTAATTGTGTTGGCTATAATAAAGCCACAAGTTATAACATGTATTATAACCCAAAATGTTTTAAAGAACAAGGCTATTCGGGCTTCTTGCAAAGTTAGTATCGGCACATCAGGACGATCGTGATCAGATTCGCCCATCAAGTGCCCGGTTGCCCGTGCCCAGATCTTTTCTAAACTATTCATTTACATTTTATCCATTCTTCATCTTGAGTAGGAATCCATCCATGCCTAAAGTATTTTACCATATTCATAAACGGGCCTACTTCTTTTCCGTCATCTTTCCAGTTATAATTCTTATTCATACTCAATCCATATAACTTACAATATGATGGTTTATTATTATCAATCCATATATTGTAAATTTCATCTGCCCTAGACCAGATACCTTTAGTAACTACTGTTGCTCTTGGATGATTCCAAGGTTTAACTCCAGCGTTTGGATTTTTATCACCGCGCTTTGAGTCAGACATAGATTTCAATCCGGCTTCTGTAAACAATGATGTGTCAAAAGGTTTTCCAAATTTCCAATGTGCTTTGCCTTTTGGCTGATGTTTTCCAGGATTATTAGGTCCACACATATACTCAGAATATTGTCTCTTTAACCAACCGTATGCCTTATTGTTTCTTTTTACATTATTATTTGATGCTACCATAAACATAGCGGCTTTGACAAGTCGTATATTATTAGGATGTATTTTAACTAACAGAAGATGACACAAATAATGTTCTTCTGGTGTCAGTGATACTAAGTTAGGTGCGTCATCTGTTCCTCCGAGACATCTCGGAACAATATGATGCTTTTCACTATATCCTTCTAATATTCTATTTTGTCCTCTCCTTACTAATGTATTGTATATTTTTTGATAATCCATACAAGTCTCCTATAAGTTTATTTATTACAACTTACAGAAAAACTTATAATTTACAACTCAAAGTTTGCAAGCGATACAATCTTCCTCAAGATCAAAGTCAATTTCTTCCAATGGTGCTTCTACTTCAGCGTCTTGCCCTTTTGATCCTTGTTTGTTGATCAAACTGTAGTAGAATGTTTTCAGACCCCAGTAGTGTGCCTGCATCAAGTTCTTGGCAATCAATGTTGTAGGTACTTTACGATCCGCCCAGTGTGCTGGATTGTAGAATGTGTTTGTGGAAATCGATTGGTCAACATAAGCTGCCAATACTGCGGCTGTTTTCAAATAGCCGTCACAATCTTTTTGTGCCCACATCAACTGATACTTGTTTTTGAGTCTATGATACTCGGGAACCACTTGTGTCAATGATCCAGCTTTGGATTCTTTGACTGTGATCAAACTCATTGGCATTTCAATGCCATTGGTTGAGTTAATAACAACTGAGCTTGACTCTACTGGAGCAATGGCCATAGAAGTGGCGTTGCGTACCCCATGACTGCGCATCATTGCACGGAGGCCTTCCCAATTGAGTTCAGGTGCGAAATCAGTCAATTCATCAGCACCTTTTGCACGGCGTTCCCATGGAAAAATTCCCTGCCCGTAGTAGGTCTTGTCACTGTCTACACAGCGACCACGCTCTTGTGCCAGTTCAACACTGGCTTCAGTCAGATAATAGGCCTGATGTTCCATCCAGCTTTTAACTTCTGCAAGAGAATCCTTTTCACCGTACCGGAAGCTACGCTTGGCGTGCCAGTAGGCTAGATTAGTAACACCAATGCCAAGAGGTCTGATTTCATCGTTGCTCAACTTTGATTGAATTGATAAGAAATCTTGGTAGTCCAATATATTATTAAGGCTACGATGGAGGATACGACAAGCACGGCGCATATCTTCTGGATTACGAAATGCGCCCCAGTTAATCGAGCCAAGTGTACATAAAGCAATACGCCCAGTATCGTCATCAAGACGCTTAAAAGATCTAGTAGGTAAAAGAATTTCACAGCAAAGGTTACTCTGGTAAATGGTATGATACTCAGGATCAAAGGGTCCTTGATTCATCACATTGTCAATGAACACAAGGTAAATGCGTCCAGTGTCAGTACGCTCTTTTAATATGCCACCTTTGAATACATCTTCAGCAGCCATGGTCTTTGTGCGCAAGTCTTTGCGCTTTTCATATGTTACATACAGCTCTTCAAACCGTTCCGTATTTGTGTAAAAGGCTTCGTACAAGTCCGGTACTTCGTTGGGGTCAAAGAATGTTATGTTTTCTTTGTTCTTGAATCGTCTCCAGAAGAAAGCACTAAGCACAATCCCATAATCCATATGACGGACTCGGGTTTCTTCGGTTCCTTGGTTGTTCTTGAGAACAATAAGATCATCAAACTGATGATGCCAAATAGGATAAAAAACAGTAGCACTTGCATTGCGGATACCTCCTTGTGAGCATGAGCGCAAATCTCCAAACCACTTCTTCAAGAATGGTATCATGCCTGTGTGCATGATTTCGCCACCACGGATAGGTGATCCTAATGGACGCAGTCGTCCAATTTCTAAACCAATGCCAGCTCGCTTGCTGGCATACTTGGCCATCATTTCACCTGAAGCAAATATACTGTCCAGATCATCGTCACTCCTGATAAGTACGCAACTACTAAACTGTTTAGTAGGAGTCCCAAGACCAGCAAGCACAGGAGTAGCAAGAGTGAACAAGCCATCACTAGCCGCTGTGTAGTACTCTTTGATGTAGCGCATTCTCGCTGAGTTCGGTTCTTCAGAGTGAAATACAGTAGCGGCCGCGACCATGTATCTAACTTGCGGAGTTTCATAAATTTCTTTCGTTGATCTATTTTTTACAAGATATTTTTCAATCAATTGTTCAATGGCAGCATAACTGTATTGTTCGTCTTTGGCATGATCAATCATGTCGTTCATGCGATTCCAATCATCTTCACTGTACCATTCCAATAGCTCGGGTGTGTAAAGTCCAGTGGCAACATTTTTCTTGACGATTTCATAAAGATGCGGAGGTTCATAATCTCCGTACACATCTTTACGCAACATGCTGAGTCGCTGTTTACCCGCAACAAACTGATAGTTGGTGTGACCAACATCAGGATTTGATTCTACATCTATTAGATCAACTATGGCTCGCAAGGTAATACCATCAATTTCGTTGGTGGTAATTCCATCATAAAAATGCAATTGAGTTCTAATTTCTATCATGCTCTGACTTACATCTGCAATTCCTGAGCATACTTTAGCAATTTGCGTCTGCCATTTTTCCAACGCCAACGGCTCTCTGCTGCCGTTTCGTTTGACAACTGTTATGTTTTTCATTTTACCTACTTAATATATTTTTGTATTTCTTCTTGGCTAACGCTGTGTCGGGCATTGGTTTGCCCTAGGTTGATATTTACGACATGTGACTGGTCCCAATTCAATATATATTTCTCATTGTCAATCAGGACTAAATTGTCATCACAACTCTCAATCAACACAGCATTTTGTATGTCTGCGCGATCTAGCAATGTTATAGTATACATTATTCCTAGTCCTCTTGCAAGACTACAGAACAAATTATCATCTAATAGTTGCCATGGATCAGGCCAACTTGTACGATCATCCCAATGCAAATGATATGGTATCCACGGAGCATCAAACCACCATTGGTTGATCAATTCTAGTGCTGGTTCTTTGGGAAGTTGGGCAGCTTGAGATCTCAAATCTGCCCACGAATTTAATCGTTCAGAAAATAATTTATGCCACATTAGGCTAGTTTGTATACAGAGTAATTCAAAGTGGCGGTGGTACCAGTGTTGGTCGTGTTGTATGACACTGTGACAACTCCACCAGTTTCTGATGTGATGAATGCCACACCTGGTGTGCTATTTTCATATCCAGTGTCATTGAAAACCAAATTGCCGCCTGTGCCATCAGTGCTGGCAACCACGGTGTATGTTCCGGAACGAGTGTTAACACCTCGGGTGATTGTGTAGTTAAAGGCAAATGCTCGAGTTAGACTGGCATCAACTGTGAACAACACCGCTGTAGTATTATTCAACAGAGTGGGTCTAAGGCCTGTTTGACGAGTAAAGGTTCCTAGTTGTAATTCTACTGCATTGTCAAGACCAATGCTGGCTGTGTTGTTGATGTCAATTCGGCGTTGGCCTGTGCTTACAACCTGAGCCGTGGTGCGAGCAAACATGTCACCAAGGCTAACATTGTTGTCAGCATCAATTTCAATGATTGAACTCACAGGATATGCGGTGCCAAGGAATTGATTACCTACATCATAAAATATATTGTAGCCAGACACATTCAAACTCACTCCATCAATGACAATACCTTGAAAACAAATGTTATCAAAGTTGTTGTGTGTTATTCTTATGCCTGTGGCACCGCCTGAAACCGGCGACGCTCCTCCAAGATAAATTCCTTGATACAAAGTATCAAACGATGAATTGGTAATCACTGATGCGGCAATTTGTTCTTCAGTATTCATGCCCCAGGTGAATCCAGTGAAAGCACAGTTGTCAATGATGATATTTTTACATACCAAGCTGGGAGTGCTTGCCCAAGCAATGGCCACAGTATTGTCCGTTGATGTTGTCAAGTCAGCTGCCAACAGCGGACCAATTACATCAACATTGCGCAAGGTGCATCTTTCAGCATTTTCAATCAACACACCATCCATTATCAAATTGGCCTGAAAGCCCATGTTGTTAATTTCAACACACTGTGGTGGCAACGCACCATTGGTAGCAATATCAACTCCAATTTGTTGTAAACTATCAGCAGTACGAGCAATGTATGTTGGGGCAGATTCGATTGACCAATAGGCAGTGTCACTGATACTGGTGCCAATAGGCACAGGTGCCACAGCACGATAAAAGTTAGCCCCATTTTTAACCAGTGTTCCCTGTGGCCAGGCTGCCGCGTCAGACCAATTTTCCACATAGAAATACAACA